TAATATGATTTCTTCCTGGAATGCTCTCACAAAACATTGGATCAACGTTTGACGCATCCAGTTTGTTAGTTAAACTCCGGTTAACCTCATCAAATCCACCCTTGATCCTGTTCTCCAGATCATTCATCTCCTCCGCAGAAAAGGCATTTCCCTCTGCAGATATCTGTCCCTCTGCCCTTGCTACCGTCACAAGTTCCGTGCTGCCATCCTCATGTGTTAATTTTCTTCTGTTCGGGTACTCGGAAATACGATTCACCCATGTTTTCAAACTAAAAGCCATAATAAAATCCTCTCTTTCTTATAATAATAATCCAATGCTCTGTCCGGCATAGATTTCTTCGCCTGCGTAATGGACAAAGTTTGAATTATAAACTTCATAAATGTCATGTAATATTTTCTCAATATCATTGATTTTCTGGTACGTGTTAATCGGCTGCTGTGGAACTTCCGGTGTCTCTACATACCGATAACCGGCATTCCGCAATGCTGTGACGTTCTTTAAAAGACTGTCAAAATATGTTTTATCCGGATATGTTGGGAGATTATCCTTACAAGTGACCAGAGAAATGTTCAGCAATTGTGCAATAACATAGCAGTTGTTTTCATTCCGCCTGACATCTGATAAGTTGAATGCGCCTTTCATCCCCTGCTGCCATTCCGTTTTTTCACTGTCTGTCATCTTCTCCCAGCCAATGTTGCGAAGTTCAATCACCCGGTCTACATCCTCTTGTGTCCTGTCGTAGATGAACCACGGCAGAATGTACTCAATCGTATTCTCATAGGTACTCTTATTACCTGCTTCATCATACATTTCAAGATATATATGGTATAAGCTGTCCTCTGCCACATCTACCGTTGCTCTCCACTTGACCGGATACGCCTCGTCCTGGATAAAAACTGTCTCAACACCATTTACAGTCCCGGCAACGTAAGTGATGTCTGTTGACAGTTCGAAGCTGATCGTTCCCGAAGCCATCAGCTGACCTCAACCGTGATTGCTACACTTGCACTTGTGCTTACCGGATTTGGTGTAAGTGTAATGCCTTTTAACACAGGCACCGTAGTGTCAAGCTTGACGCTCAATGTAATGCTGGTAGTCTGTCCGGCTCCGTCTTTAGCCGTAACCACAATACTGTTCGTTCCCTCTGCAAGAGTAATCGCTTTTGAAAAGCTTCCATCAGTTTCTACCGCCACTGATCCTAGGCTCGTGCCGTTTAATGTCATAGTCAATGTTATCGGACTTGAAGTTGCATCATTCGTTTTACCGGTTACTGTAAGCGCAGATTTATTTGTGATGAGCCCTGCTGCAGGTGATGAAATCGTAAGCGTTGGCGGAACTGTATCAATCGTAAATGTCGAAGAAACCGTCGTTGCCGCATTGCCGTCATTATCTGACGCATTGATCGTGATAGTGTGGTTTCCATCCTTAAGAGCTGTCTGTGGCGTAAATGTAAACTGATAACCATTTGTAATCCCTTTGCTTACCATTCCTGTACTTGAAGTTGTGTATGTAGTACCGTCTACTTTTATTTTGACGGTGGACAGGTTTACACCAGAGCCTCCAGCTTCATCCACGACCTTAAAGGTGATCGGCTGCTTATTATTTGTTACATATGCGCCTTTTGATGGAGATACCAGTGTAATCGCAGGCTTCATCGTTTCTTTTACTATCAGCCTCAATGCTTCTCCCAGTGTAGCATCTGTAGCATCTTTCGTCATTACAGTACCTGCATCATTGGTAATCTCGATTTTAATCGGATAATACTTATTGGCCAGATTGTATGATGTGGTTGCAGGGGCTGTGATTGTTCCAACCCATTTTCCATTGCTCAATGTGAGATTCGTCCACACTCCATCAACCTGTACCCTTACTTTTACAATTGCCATTAAATTACTCCTATCTCCTGTCCAGCTACAAGTTCATGATTACCGGACCTGGTATATTTTGTTTCTGTGTAATATGTCTCTACATCATCTGCCACAACCGTTATTGTTACTTTGGTTTTCGTTGTGACTTTCTGACTGGATAATTTTGCGCTATATATAATTGGTCTCATTTCCATTAGATCATCACATCTCCTCCCGTATATAATTCAGTTCCGGCGAAGTAATTTTCCGTAAAAACTACTGAATATCCCCTGCACGTTGCCGTTGCAATAAATCCTCCTGTCAGGTCTATATCCTGCTGCTCAATCAGCGTAGTTGCAATATTACTATTCTTGTCTACCACATTTACCCAATTACTCACGCTCTCTGTATTCAAAATATATTTCATGCTGAGAATTTTTCTTAATGCATAATATGATAGTAACTTCTCAGCAACAGTATCTAAGTATTCCATGTTGTACAGTGTAATTGTCCCTATTTTCTTGATATTTTCGGATTCCCCTGCTTCAATATGATCCACATTTTTCGTATATGAAAATGTAGTTTTTTTATATCTTTTTCCTGTGATCACGCATGCACCGGTTGTCTCCATTTGAACAATCACATAATTTGTATGCTTTTCTATAAAATCTCCGTTCGATAATTTCAATGATTCTGGATCACATGGTTCTGAAAATGTTATTTTTGATTTTCCCTTTGGAAGATTATCCTTAAAAATGTCTGACTCTTCGGTTTCTAAATCATATTTTCCACATTCAATAGAAACCCCTGATACATACTCGTCCAATTTTACATTTGATTTGTTATTGAATTTTCTTTCTGTATCAATTGTTGAACTGACATAGCGATCTGGTTTAAAAACCCGAATAACATCACTCCTGCTGTCATCCGCAACTGCCGCACACGCGAAACATATCATCTGAAGGGCTGCTCTGCATGACTGTACAGCCAAATAACCATTTAATTTTATATTGTATACCTCTTCATCGATGATGAATTTTGTTACTGCTGCACACGCAAATATTTCTTCTAATAATTTTCCTGCCAGTACATTCGTGTACATTTTCCCGTTATAAAACGTATAATTATCCATCAGACCAATTCTGTCGTTCAATTTGAAACTTGCTGTATTATTTTTAAAATCCGACGTATCAATGAAAAAAGTTCCTACCGGAATATCTACACCATCTTTGTTTTCCGTAAAGGTTACTTCCTGTGTTTTCTGTACAGACCTCCAAGATCCATTTTCATTACTGATATCAAAATCGTTTTTAGCATCCAATATTGATATGCTTGCTGTATTAATGGATAATGTAGTACTGATCTCGTTGATCTCCTCATGTATCTTGGCAGTCTTGATCACATCGCCAGTCCATTCAATGTAGCGTCCATATAAAATATATCGTAGTTTTATATATCTCTTTGGCAACCTTGTCCTGACAAATTCAATTACAACTTTTCCATAATTTGCGACTTGATGAACACATGCATATACCAAATTATCGGGATAAAATGTTTTTTGATCCAACTTACTTCCAGATAATGTATACCAGGTAATTGTCAACTCCGCAGGATATTCATCTGAAAAATATAACGTAATTCCGGCCGATGAATGCTGTGCACTAAAAGTAATCGTAATTCTAGGATTTTTCTGAAATAAACAGTCCTCTCCCGACTGTTCAACACTCCAAAATACAATGTCGCCCGGTAAATCCGGCATAACATTCTTATTTCCATCCAACACAAATTGGTTTAATTCAAATGTTCCATAATCCGCCTGATCTGTCTCAACTTCCAAAGATTCAAGATTTCCAATGGACTGGTTATCATCTGTAGCCACGCTTGCATCTGATAATGCTGTTACATCGATAAATTTCATATGTGCGCTACAGCTTGTTCTTTGCATTTTCTTCATACTTACCATCTTTCTGCTGGTTTAATCGCTATAAACTTCACTGTGAACCCGCCCCACTTCGTATATTCTTCATTTGTGTCTTTATTAATTGTATTCTTCATTTTCATTGAAAGTTTGTTTGGATACATAAGAAATACCATTTTCCCCATAGGTGTCCTTATTTCTACTTCATGACCGGTACCATCATCGATACTGCTCTTCGTACTTAAAAGTTGCACCAGTGCAACAAAGTCTTTATTCGTTGTGTCCGTAGTAGCAAATGTTATAGACTGGTTGTAAAACACTGCGCCAAGTTCATAATTCAATTCATATTTTTCATTTCTCTCTGCAAACTTATACTGAAATTCTACATCCAGTCCCAATTCTGTTATTGGTACATCATACTGTTTTCCATCTATCTTTATCATGCCGGCTCCACCTTTGTAAAATCTGTACCTACACGCTGTGATTCTTTATCATATGAATATTTAATATATCTCATAAATCCTGCTTCATCTCCTTCAGCAACAATATATACATTCACATCTCTTTCTGAAGAATCAAGTTCCTCCCTAAGTGCCTGACGAATTGTTGATAATGGTGAGACAACTTCCGTCTCACGATTGTTGTCACCAAGAATCGCGGCAAATTCACCTGCCTGCTTTGGTACAACAGTTCCGGTTGCAAGTCGAGGCAGCTTAACCTCTCTCAGCGTTGGGATACTCATACTCCATGATTTTCCACCGAATACCGGCACCCAGTCTGGTATCGTAAAACTCAATCCATTCAATGCCTCTATGCATTTATTAACGCCAGATACAACACCATTGCACATGGTTTCTATTCCTGAAAGCAGACCATTAATCACACCGAATACACTTGTTTTCAATTTATTGAATATATCCAGAATTTTGGTTTTCAAATTCGAGAATGTATTTAAAACCGGTGTAACAAGTGATTTAATTCCATTTTGGAATCCCTGCATCAGATAAATACCTATATCCCGGAATACTGTCGACGGCGAATGGATACCAAGAGCATTCTTAACTCCTGTAATAAGTGGATTTATCATATGGTCATATATCCATGTGCCGATATCCTGCAGCAACGCCCACATTCCATCTAAAAATCCCTGGATGCCATCTTCTCCATTTGCAAAATATGCTTCGTATAAATCTGTTCCGAAATCAGCGATAAGTTCAATCAGAAATGCAATAATACCACCTATCAATGAACCTATTGATTCGAAAAGTGCAGATGAAATACCACTCCAGTCAACATTGGTAAGAAATGTATACACACCATCCGCCAACGATTTCCAATCAAGTCCTTCCAACGTTGTGTAGATGATCGTAAGGATTCCCTTAAGGCCTGTGCCAATTGTATTCCCAATAGCACCCCAGTCCACTGTCGCAATAAAACCGTTTAAGGTCTGATAAATCGCCGTTCCTACTGATTCCCAATGAAGCGTAGTAACAAATTCTTCCAGAAAATAAACAATCGTATTCAGTCCATTTGCTATCGTAGAACCAACGAGGTTCCAGTCTACTGTCTCTAAAAATCCGTTTATAAGGGTTGCAATATTATTTGCAATATTTCTGGCTTTTTCCTGAATGCCGGTCCATTCAATACTTTCCAGTGCTTCATTCAGTTTCTGCCCGATTATCGCACCTAAACCATAGAAATCTCCAGCCTCAAATGCTGCTTTTAACCTGTCCGCAAAAGACTGCACATCACTCTCAATCGGAACTTCCTCAAACATTTCTGATGGTGATACAGTTCCACCAGAGCCGCTTCCGGAATCTGAATCTTTATTATCAATTACATTTAGTTCATCGAACGAATACAGCGAATTTGCCGCCTTTTTTGCCGCGTTCGCTGTATTGTTTAATGACTTTGCATAGTTCTGCTGAACGGCTGTTGCCTGTGTAAATGTACTCTTTCCGGTAATCGCTGCTATAAACTGTCCAACTTTGGAAATTGCAGCCGATAATTGGTTGATAAAACTTGTCAATATCGGGCTTACCACCGACAACAATGGAGCAAATGCGGATGCAAGACTATTTTTAAGCTGCGTTAATGCAGACATCAGTGCAGATATGTCAGCATTCGCACTAGAAGAATATTGTGCAAGGTTCTGAAATCCCTGCTTCACCCCATTGATTACAGCCTGCATCCCCATTCTGGCAACAAGAAGTTTAAACATATTCCCAAGTTTAAAAATACTGCTGCCAAGTCCACTGGATCGGTTTTTCAGATTCTTAAATAAGCCCGGCAGTCCTGTCATTCTCAGCGCAAGTTGTCCAACCGCTTTCGCTGCACTCGTCCCCGCCTTTGCTACGCCCCGAAGCATTGCAGACGGCGCACTCTTTGCAATATTTAAAAGTCTTCCGGGTACTGCTGCCGCAGAATCTCCCAACATCCGAAAACCATTTGCTAATGACGGTAATATACCAATTTGTTTTTGTTCCGCTATGGCAGAGCTTTCCAGATTCCTCTTATAGTTTGCAAGTTCTCTCTCTGCAAGTAAAAGCTTTTGATAAGTCTGATCATACTCCGCATTTCCAAATCCAAGTCCTTTATTATTTTGTAAATGCTCAAGTTGTGTTTTATATAAACTTACTTTCTGTGTAAGATTTTCAAATCCTGCTGCCGCCTGCTTTGTATCTCCACTGGAGAATCCCTGTGAAAAAGACTGTTTTATTTTATTACTTGATTTACCTAACGAATTGGTCAGTCGCTCAACGAGGTTCTTTAATTCATTTACACCTTTTACGAACTTTGAATTGTCCATACCGGTTTCGACAATTACTTCGCCCTGTTTCTTTGACACCTTTTCACCACCTTATCATAGGCGGCTCAAAGGCTCTCTGACCTATCCTAATAAATTGTTAATTTCCTGCTCTTCCTGTTTTTCCTGCTCCGTCTTTTCAACGATCAGGTCACAGATTTTTTTATTCTTCCGGTAAAACTCCTTTTCCCATTTATCAAGAGTTTTTCCCTCCATCTTTTTCGTTCGGATACGGACAACTGTTGCAAAAACGCCTTCCCGGATTTCCATAAAATATCCAAGGAAGGTCCACCAGTGCATATACTTCTCAGCTCTGGTCTCTCTTCCTGCAACTGCATTGACCGCCGGGAAAATAATCGGTTCATCCTGTGTCCAGTCCATTTTCCGGACATTTTCACCTTCATCATCCTGTGTTCCTGCATCTATGAACCAGTTTGCCTGTTCTGCTGCCTCCTGATAAAGCCTTACAGGCATCTTTTCAAGGTCTGGATAAAGAATATAGAGCATGGTATATATTTTCTCTTCATGCTCTAATTCTCTGTCATTCATTGCCTCAAAAATCTTTAATATGTCCCTGAAATCCGTGCGTATCCTCCAATCCCTGCCGCCAACCTTTAAAGTCTGTGGCAGGGTTCCTATACTCAAATTTTTCCCGGCATATAGGAACCGGTGTATCTCTGCATACGTTTCTTTGTCTTATTCACTTCTATGTTAAATTCCCTGGTGATAACCTTCGCAATTGTCTCTAAAACATTTTCAAAGTAGAATTTCCCATTAATTGTAGTCAATGGACTCTGTTCATTGAAAAATGCTGCTGTAGAATCACCATTGATAATGTAGTCAATTTCCTGCTTTATTTTATCCGATACCAGCATTACTCCCTGCGCACCCGGATTATCCCTGATCACCGTCTCAATTTCGCCGATCCGGTCGATCACTGTTTCATATCTGCTGATAATATCTGTATCTGTCGGATTAAATACTAATTCACCAATCTGCCGTCCCTGTGTGTTTTTAATAATATAAGTGCGCACACCGGTATCTACCGTAAGTTCCATGCTGTTATTGTTTCCATTGAAATTTCTTACTTTTCTGTTCTTATTACTCATTGTCTCGTCCTCCTATGAATTTAGGTGGCAGCATAGGCACTGCCACCCACACGTGTTATATATTAAGCGTCTGCCTAATACCTTATACTGATAATGCTGTTTTCGCCGTGAAAGTTGGTACTTTATTTTTGATTGTCACGGTACCCTCAACACGGTTTCCTGCGTAATTTACGGTATATGGAATACTTACATTTGCCTTTCCACCAATTGATTTTGGTTTCACAATAACCTCTTCCATCCATGCTTTATGTGTCTCGGCTTCTGTATCCTCTACAAGCACCTCCAGGATGAATGTTCTGCAGTTATCATCAACCTTACGGTTCATTGCGATATCCACAAGCTTCTCGTAAAAAGCTCCATCGGAAGGATTTGCATAATAAGGATCTACTTCCACGGACGGTGTATATCCATTGTCCTCTGTATAGTTTTCTCCTGTTACATCCTGTCCTACGGTCACATCCGGGTTAAGTTCTGTAGACATTTCATCTACATTCTTACCCACCAGGAACCATGCTGGTGAGCTTTTTGTTACATCAAATGTACTGTCTAAGTACTGTGCAAAACATTTTCTTGCTAATTTCATAAAATCCACTCCTTTTCATATTCCTGTTCATACAGTAAATTTAATCCTATGATCCAGTTCTCAACTCCTGCCTCTGTCCTTCCGTCCAAGTGTGCCGGTGTCGTCCGCTGAATCTGTGTTATCTTTCTTCCTTCGGTCAGCTCCGGGTATTCTGTCAACTGCTGCATTCCGTCCTCTGTCGATATCGGCTGCATTTCTAACCACCTGCCAAGATTATCAAGAAAAGTGCAAATCTCAATTCTTCTGTTCTCTCTCACCGGCTTATCGCGGAACACGACAGTAAATGGATACTGACATTTCAATTCCACATTACCGGTTACACTTTCTTTGTCCGAGATAATAACCGCACCGCCTAAAGCATAAAAGGCAATTCCTTTTGATTCTTCCAGGAAAGAAAAGTCTATGCTCTGTGTGCTTTTCAGTACCGGATATGCATTTAAAAGATCCATTAATGCATTCGTTATTGCTTTCTGACCTTCAATATCATTTTTGAGCTGTTCTTTTTCCATGATCAATTTCCTTTCAGACTATCTTCAACACATTTCACCCAATCATCCATATGATTTTTTTTGGCAGTTTCAAACCATTGTGCTGTTGCATCCGGATTTGCATATTCCAAATCTCTGTCAGTCAGAACTTTAGTTTCATCCTCCATGGCCCATGGGCTTTTGCTTCTCTTACCGATCATGACTTTTCCACCATATAAGAATCTTCCCATCGGCGGAGCACCAGCACATACTTTTCCAGTTCCCTGCAACGCCGTACTCCTTGCGGCTGTCTGTTGCTGAAATGTTCCTGCCTGATACGGCATATAGGGTTTCATATTATTCATAATTTGACCATCTAAATCATATTGGGCTTTTTGGAGTTTTTCACCATATTGTTTCAAATTCAGCTTGACCTTAACATTACCTTTAACGATACTGTAATCTTCAAAATGCTGCGCTTTAAACCCTTTTGCCATTACCTGCCTCCAATCTCCAAATGTGGGATTGTCTTATATAAATCTGCTTTATTTACAAGGAATAAATCATCATAACGATCACTCATATAGCTTAAGAACCCATCTTCATAGTCAGTATCCATGATTGTCTCTTCCTGATACTCACCCTGAATAAAGAAATCTATCCCCTCCTGAAACGTGAAAGCCTGATTTTTCTCGGTATAAACGTTCCACGACTTTGGTTTTAAATACTCTCTTTTTTCTTCTGGTGATGTTTCAACAAGCATCTTTTCATTGCTATTTTCATATTTTATGAATACTTTGGCAGAATCCGCATTTTCCAATCCTGTTGTACTTCTATTCCGCCCGGCAGTAATCTGTAACTCAACTCCGCGGATCACGGTTGGATACCATGTAATTTGCTTTTTTACCTTCTGCTGGTTGAATACTGTGATTGTATCTGTATACATGACTCTCCTTTTAAAAAAGACCAATTTCAAATCTGTAGATCATCCATTGGTCTTTGCTTTTTACTCATATCCTCTGTAAAACAGATTTGGGCTTACATTCTGTAAATACTCTTCGGCTGCTGCCAAAAGATACATATTCTGCTTCTCCTGGCTTGTGAGGATAGCATCTAATTTATTTTTTCCTACCTCAAAGCTAATACTTTCACTTCCTGCCGAATGTGACTTGATCACTTTTCCTGCGTCATATTCTGCTGTACGTTTTTCAATAGCCTGCATTTCATCAGCCAGTCTACACACAGCTTTCTGTATCTGCTCTCTGGCAAATTCTTCAAGCTGCGCGTATCCGATCTTCCTGATGTTTCCGGAGGTAAGAAAATCAAGCTTATCGCTGGCTTTCTCATTCCATTTTGGAAACTCTGTCTCACTTACACTTTCACCAAAATATTTCTGCCTATAGAAGTCGTATGATGTGTATCCCATATTTAGCCCTTGATCTTTCCAATCATCTCTTCATCAAGTTCCTTGATTCCGTAGATAATATCAAACGAAATTGTATCCTGCTTATGTTTTGTGTCATAATCGATTACAACCCTCACACCAAGACCATTGGCAGATGCAATATATGCTTTTGATGCACCCATAGGAAGCGAAAGATTTCTTGTTACCAGAGCAATTCCGTTTCTGTGAAATGCCAGTGAATTTGGCTCTTTGATCAATAATGCATCCACTGCTGTGAAATCTGCGTGCAGTGGCTGGTCAATCTTTACAGTTTCAATTGTCCCGCCCACCGCAGTAGCCTCTTCCACGATCGTATATTTATATCCTTCAACGATAAAGGAATCACCTTTTTTCACAGTGCCAGTAGCTGCATCCACATCTGTAAGTTTTACTGTTTCCTCGCCTTTCTTTGCAGTAACTTTATATGCGGTCGCTGTTCCTGTCGCCACAGGTGCATCCGGGCAATTCTGATCCATATAGGTATCAAATGAATATACTTTTCCAATCTCTGCATCTCTCAAAGCTTTCTCGCTTCCAGATTCCGATACCTTTGACATATTATCAGACATAACATAGCGATACTTATGTGTCGGATGCATAACAACACGTCTGTTTGCTAATGGCACCTTCGCAACATCAAAGAGCTTTGCCATATTACCGATATCTTCCGGCTTTGTTGCTCTTGCATTTCCTTTCACGATGTGTTTCGCATGTTCCAGCCCGACCGCAATAAGGTCTTCATCAATTGCCTGTGCGATCGCCTGCATTGCCGGAGTGACAATCTGTGTTGAGAAATCCTTAATGTTCAGCGTGAGCTCCTTTGATGTTACCGGAACAGTAATATCTCGGAATCTGTCCATTTTTACAAGTACTGATCCTTCTGTTGCATCCTGGTTTGATGTTTCTCCTGTAAAGTTCTTAGCAATGAACTTCGCTGGTTTTCTTACTGTAATCGTGTCTCCAACCTTCACAAATTCTTTTGAATAATCTTTATGGACCAGATTGGCCATAACAAGATTTGCCTGTAAAACCATCAAAGCCTCATTTGCAATAATCTGCGGTGTTAAAAAATTGTTTGGCATATTATTCTCCTCTCTTAGCTATTCTGCTCTCTCCATTTTTTGTACGTTTCGAAATCCATGTTATTTGGATCTCCCTTAATTCTTGTGTCTGTCTGGTTTCCCATCGGCTCCGTGAAAACTGCTGCATTATCTGCATCATCCTCTGCCTGTTCCGATACCAGAATGTTTGGAATGTCTTTTCCTTCAGGATCTTTGACCATTGCATTAAAAAGATCATCCATTGATTTTCCTTTGGCAGAATCATCCGCAAGCTTTTTTTCAAGCTCTGCCGTGATGGCATTTCTGGTAATATCATTTACGAAACGTTTTTCTTTCAGATATTCCGTTACCGTAGCGTGTCTCTCAGCCTCTTCCTCTTTTTTCTTGCGGTCTGCGCGCTCGTTCTCCAATGTCTCAGTCGTCTCTTTCAACTTTTCCTGAAGATCTGCCACATCCACACCATCAAACTTTTTCAGTTTATCCGCTGTCTCATCCAACAGTTTCTGTGTCGATTCTGCTTTTTCCACCTGATCGTCATAATCCTTCTTGGTGCGGTAGTTCTCATGAACTTCCTTCTCCAGAGTGTTTTTTTTATCCTCTGGCACCTCAATCCCAAGACCTTCCAAAATTTTAAAAATATTTTTCATGTTGCATATCCTCCTCTTCCCGTATCTTTTACCTGCTCGCCAGCAGCATTAGGATTTGTCCTTACCCCCGGACTCGGCAATGCGGCTGCCATTCCGCGAAATAAAAAAAGAGCCTGATACACGACTTTCATCATGTATTAGGCTCAATGGCTCATCACTTTACTTAGGGGCTCGATTTCTGTAATAATCTTCGTATCCTTGCAATGTTTACAATATGCCGGGAATGATATTAATACTGTGTCCCGCCGTACTTTCAACATCTTTTCCCCACAATCGGGGCACGGATACCAGAATGTTTCTTTTTCTCGCATTCTATCACCTCTTGTCCATATTATATGCTTTCACTTCACTTTTATCAATCACTTTTTTTGACGGATCACCAACATATAACCTGTCATATTGTAGTTTCAAATCATTTTCTTCACAGAATTGTCCATACTTTTTATTGTAATATGTCACTTTTTCTTTTGCTTTCTGGTATTGAGCGTCAAGTGCTTCTCTTGTCTCGTCATCCTCAGCTTTGTCCATTGCCTCCTTATAGCCATTCTTTTGTATCTTCCACTTTCTGATCGTGCGCTCAAGTTTTCTTTGTGCCTGCTGCAAATCATACGCTTTTTTATTTTCTTCTGTGTCGATTTTCTCGTAGTTATTTTTGCTCACTCCATCTATCCATGTACCGATGGAATGTCTACAATTCCAGCCTAATATTCCCTCGCCAGTTCCGTACCCGGTCTTTTCAATAAAATCAGGGTGTAAACTTTTGGCTCTCTCAGCTTCTTTTGTGTACTCTTTTGCAAGTCCCAACTTTACCAGATCCACATAGAATACCTGTCCCTGCCACGATTCATGGTTTGCTGGTTCTGGTATCGGCGTACTTCTGGCTCCAACATGTGCAGATGTTAAAACAGCCCACACATCCATCTCCGCCATACGCTTTAACGCCATATCCCCAGCCGCCTTTGCAATCCCTGTTCTGACTGCCCGGAGAGTTGCCGTTTCCACTGTATCTTTATGTCCTGATGGATAGATTACCGTCCCGCCTTCTTTTACAGCCTTGTCAATTGCTTCCTTCACTGCCTGTGATCTGCTGCATGTTCCTGTCTGAACTTTAAATAGAGCCTCATCACAGGCATCAATAAATGTTACCTGCGCCGCTTTAGCAATCGTTCCTGTAAGATTCTTTAATTCTCCCTTTGTTGCTTCATAATTTCTTTCAAGGATTCTGATATATTCCGGTGACATTTTTGTGCCAATCGCTGCTGCAAGTCCGGCGGCTTCATACTCTGCATCCTCATATCTGAGTGCTGTAATTCCTGCATCCTTAAAAGCCTTCTTTACAACCTTATTGCTTTCTGCTGTCTGTTTTTTTATCTCTTTCATAATATCCGCCAAAAGCGAATCAGACTCCTGCAGCGTTTGTATATTCCACATATTTGTCTGGGAAAGCTTAAATTCCTCTCCGCGCTGCAAGCGTACCATAATACTCCGCACAATCCGTTTTATGATATATTCTTTTAATCCTGCTGCAAGGCTCTCACTTTTATCTGTGATCTCCTGTAAATATTCTGGTGTCAGCATATATTATTCCTCGTCATATTCTATTCCATCAGCCTGATTCTCTGATTTTGCCTGTTCAATTAATGCTTTTGCCTCTTCCCTGGAATATTTTAAAAACTTCACATAGTATTCTTCCCACGGATAAATGCCCCGTACCGCCAGATTGTAATGATGTACTTTATCTTCCTCAAAATTATACGTGATATCTCCAAAGGCATAATTTGCTGTGTAATTGCCTACCGGTGCCAGATTATATAAATCGGCAAATACTGACTGCGCATAAAAAACCTGATCGAGACATACCTGTAATGCATCCCTGATATCTTTAATCAACTGTATGGTCCTGCGATCGTCTGATTCCACCTGCGTTGCTGTTACCATCCCGGTTTTCTGGTCAAACGCAAAATATCCATTGGAATACCCACATTTATAGCCAATGTATGAAAGCTGTGCATTGATTCCTTTGATTCTTTCATCTACCTTCAAAGGTCTTTCCACCGCCTGGTAAAATTCCTGATCCCCCTCGCCCGATACCGGAATGAAATGTTTCGGTAAATCCAGTTCAACCTCCTCATTTACCTTGTGCCCCGGTTCTCTTACAAGTCTTCTGTCGATCAGTTCCAACGCTCTGCTGTCCTTCACTTCCTCACTGTATCTGCTGTATGCAATATCCAAATCTTTTAATTCTTCCATCGCGTCAGAATAGATTGCCATTCCCAAAGGACTGTCAACATCTATGTCATTGGCCGCCGGCATCCGAAGCACCCCGAACATCATCCCATTTAAGCCAACTTCGTTTTTTGTTGTAATTGATACATCCGGCAGTAAAGTATTCCATTTTGTCTGGCTTAATTCAATCTCTTTTCCAAGTTCTCCTGAATTGCTGCTTACATATGCCCTATTGGAAATCTGGTAATATTTCACACTCTTGTAATCACCATCTCCATAATTGACCTTTGCATCAAAAAATCTGTGATATTCCTGCTTGGTATAATATTTATCATTCTCTCTGTAGCGATCTTCAAATATAATCCCGGCAATCAGTCCATTTCCATCTTTCCCAACAATTTCAAATCTGTCCGGTGTCACAAAGTCAGCACCCACTCCGTTTGGTTTTATAATAATCGTGCCGCTTGCACAGCCATATTCTACCCAACGGCGCAGATTCGGCATGATCGCCCTTTCACACCATTCTGTCATATAGTCTTTCCTGCTGCCATCGAATGTGATTCCCAGTGCCAGATTGGTCAGTCTGGCTGTCTCAGAGCACACAGCTTTTGCAAATTTAATTGTCTTGATTCCTTTGGTCTGATCAACCCATGATGCTTTTCCCTGATAGACATCCATCCAATCTGTTATCGCATCTTCCATTGCGTTTGAAGTAATTCCTGTCACGCCAAATTCGTTTTTGATATTCCCTTTGAACATTCTCATAATCCTCTCTTTCCACATTCCAAGTGTCTGTATAATTCCCATTTCATCCTCCTAAGCTTTATGTTCACTTCTACGCCACAGTGGTTCATAACTATATCTCACGGCATCTATCGTGTGATTATCAGCATCCGGATACCCACTGATCACATTGCCATCCTTGTCTCTCTCATACTCATATTCTGTAAATTCTTTATATGCATGAGGTGTTCTCGCCTGATCGATAACAATCGTCTTTCCCTGCAACCATTTCATCCCATACTCTACGCTTCCTGGTCCTTTAATTGCAGGTCTTGCCGGTAACCCTATATCAACATAGTCACCTACAGATTTTTTCTCAGCACTATCACATACAATTTCATAGTCATCATATCCATGATCAATGATCCACTGCCCTGTCTGTGTGTTCTTTGTCTTTTTGACTACGTTTTCCGCAATCAGATATATCTTTTCCTGTGCCGGATTATAGTAACTTCTGATAAATGCGTAAGGATCAGGAAACCATCCCCAGTCTACTCCCTGATAGATACGATCCATTCTTGCAATCTCATCATCTGTAATCTCTCTCAGTTCCAAATAATCGAATACCATACCTCCATTTCCATTCGCCACGCCCATATATTCATGCTCATATGCATCCGGGTTTACCTCCCGTAAATGCTCTGCTTCTTCTATGAAATCTCTTCCCAGCCATTCCGGCGGCACATCTTTATATGTTGAATGGTGTACGCACATCGACTCCTTTGGTGTCTTTACGTAGATATTAACCCAATTACTGTTGCTCTTCGGTGGATTGAAAAACTTAAATACATATGCATCATTACCACCACGGATAGCCGACTGTTCTATATTTCGCACTTCCTCTGGTCCACTGAACTGGTCTAACTCCTCAAATATCACAATTCCAATATAACCGAATGGCGGTTTGATAGATTTAATCTTTCCAGGATCATCCGCACCTCGAAAATATATTTTCTGTCCAGTCGGTGTATATGTTATTTCGAGTGGGCTTAGTCCAAACTTCCAGTTGTCACGATCAAACATTGGGTTCTCTGCCTGCTTATCGCATGACCACTGCATTTGTGCATATACAGAATCTCTCAATGTGTCTTTTACCTTTCTGATCACCAATGCATGAATATTATGATTGTTTTCCATAAGTTCATAAGGAATGATTGTTCCACAGGATGATTTGGTACTTCCTCGTCCTCCTTCAAAAACATATTCTCTATGACCATGTTTCCTGATATCTCTCACAACTGAATGAAATGTATCTGCCACAACATCCAAATCCGTATGATACGTTCCCCTGTTCAAAGCTTCCTCTTCGCGCTTCTTTCGCTCTTTCTCCATCTCTTCAATTACCAAAGCTTTTTCGAGTTGGTTACATGCACTCAATCTATCAGATATTTCTATGTCAAGACCAAAGGCGTCTTTCTCCTCTCCTCGTATCACACGGCTTCTAAATTCTTGTATTTCTTTCAGTGTACAGAGCCTCTCACTTTCAATCTCCTGCTGCCTTTTGGCTATATAGGCAGATGTTTCAACATTTTTCAACAACCTTTGTCCAATAGAATAGGCGGTTTTCTCTGAATATTCCGCCCTTTTTGCAGCTTCTGTTGCGTTTCCACATTCAATGTAAAAATCCGCGAATTTCTTTTGTTTTGGCGTTATTTTCTTCATCCACTGACTGCCTTATATATTTCCAGCAGGCACTCAATAATTTCCAGTTGGGAAGCACTGCTCATAATCTCGTAATTCTGCTCTTTCCACTCTCCTTTTTTCTTAAAAAAGTGAAGAACTTTAATATTTAATGCTGTAATTGTTATAAAATGTTGAGTTTTTGTTGAAAAAAATTGTCTCCGGCTTACGGTAACAGCTAAACCCTGCTGCAATATTGCCTTCTGCAATTTTTGAATCGTTTTGTTTGCATTCATCCTGCTGCCACCTCCGAAAAAAAATATAAAAAAAGAGCCAAATACACGGTTTTTCTCCATGTATTTGGCTCATCGGCTCTGTTACACATATTATATTTTCTTTTTTGATACAAGTCAACAAGTTGCACCGATGCAACTGCTGCACTTTTAAATAAAAAGGACATACCATTATGGTACATCCTCTTGGTAGTCAAGCAGAATTGAACCGCTGCCTTGTCTATCAACCTGTTCTGCCAGCCTAAACTATCTTCTACCTTATGCAAGTTACCCGGAATTGCACCGGGCTCTCCGCTATGCGGTATTCTCCTCTGTGAACTATAGCCTTGCAACTTAAATATACCATATCCCATTTATAAATTCAATTTCTTTCGTTTGCGTTCCCATTGCTGCAATACATTATTTACTAACTTTTCGTCTTTCCCAGACAATCCTGGATATGTTCCATATTCGTCATGTTCATATCCGTTATGAGTGTGTGGCAATGCTCCATTATGCTTCTTTCCTTTCACATCAATTTGCTTCACTCTTTCTCCTTCAGCATCATGAAATGTGATATATTTAATGTCGTTGAATTTATCTACTGTAGCATATACACGCCCTGGTGTCATTGTTTCCATCGGAGCCTTCGCTCCGCCATCATTGGCCCGGACTACTTTTACATTTCCGAATTGTGCAATGGTCTTGTACTCAGTTCCATATCGTTTTCCGCTATCGCTTATCCCACTACTCGCTCCTCTGCCGCCCATTAAATGTCTTTCCTTTCTCCGCGTCTGCCGCGTGTGCTTCTTCTCTGGTCTGCGCTGCTGCCACCTAGTCCACTAGAACTACCACGCCCACCCAAAAATTGTAAATTTACTACCATTGTGATACCTCCGCCTCATGCCATTTTTCACTAAACTGCTTTATGTGTATAATATTTTTCTTGCATTCATCTGGTACTCTGCCATAAAAGATAATCTGTGTAGGTTGTAACCTCTCGACCATCTCATGATAGCCGTCCAAAAAACATCGTTTCTTTTCCTTATTGTTCTGTGTTCCAACGGAAGATACTGCAACAACACTTTGTGTAGGTTCTCCATCGAAACACCATTCAAATGATTTCTGATCACTCCAACAGATCGTAGGAATCACATTGATACCATGCATCTGCCAATATGCACCAATCCAGTGCTTACGATAATGGTTATAGATTTGCAATGGCTTTGGGAAATCCGTATACAGGCTAAAATCCGGTGTCAGCACGTACTTGAATCGCTGCAACATTGGAATGTATCTGTCCGGTTCTGTCCATACTCTGGTAAACTGGTAATCATCCAAGAAGAAATGCACTGCTTTGTTCTCTGGTTCTTTTGCATTTCTGGCATAATTAAATCCAATAAATTCTGCATTATTAAATTGTATAGATTCTATTTGTGGTATGTCATACTCCCCAATTCCATTAAATAGCATTCGCTGTACATTTTCATAATTCCTTTGTGTCCTATACATCTTTCCTCCAAAATAAAAAGAGCCGGACATATAAAACATTTAAGTTCTATACATCGGCTCTATGGCGCTAATTATTATAATATAATCATAATCTTTACTGTGCATTTTTTCAATATTCATTTTTTTACAAATTTATATCCAGGTACTCTAAGAGCTCTTGCACTTCTGTATTTATCATCTGTTTCAAGTTCTCCATTGTCTATCATGTGCATTAAATGATTGTGCACACTTGATGTGCTATCTAACCCTACCATAGTCCCAATTTCTCGAACGGTTGGAGCATATCCATGTTTTTCTATATATTGTATGACTGCTTCCTTTATCTTTGCTCTCATTTCTATACCTTGCTTTTTCGTATTCATTCGTTCGCCTTCTCTGCTAAAATTCTTTCTTGATTTGTAAGAAATAGTACCGATTTTCTGAATTTACATACTATGATATTGTTGTTATAATTTCTTTGAAAGAGCCACTCTTAAAGCTCGTCGTAAATTTTTCTCCAAATGGCTCTTTCACCCACACAAAATGTTTAAGTTTAATAAAAAAAATCAATGCTAAACCAATCTTCTTTACCATCATCTTTTTTTATTTTAATGCTGTCACCATCATATCCTAATATCTTGTATTCTTTATATGCGGTTAATCCAAAATCTTCCGCATGCCAGCCGATAGATATTCTTTTCTATCTTTATCCCATACTCTATATTTTGCTTCCATCATTTACCTCCGTTAAAGTTCAGTTTTTACCAGTCTATATCATTTATTACCCAATATGTATCTCACACTTCATTTTCCCAGTACCTGGCATTGCTTCATACTGTATTCTTATATCCTGTGCTATGCTTGCTGCAAGAGCTGCTTTCCTTTTCTCAATTTCTTTTCTGATTTCTTGCATTTTTTCTTCAATCACCTCATTCCCTATACGGTTCAATTCCGTTTCAAATGCCTCCTTTATTGTTGCTTCAAATCTTATTGCTGCTTCATAATTGTCCATACTTTTTCTCCTTTTAATTAGTTAAAGTTCAGTTTAAGTGATTATTAATAAAGTTCTATAGTATCTCCAACATGTCCGTCCTCAATTTCTCTTATATGAACTTTCCCATCATTTTCAGCTTTCGCCTTATCATATAATTCACCAAGGATCCTATTCACTGATAATTCCTCAAGCTGTTCTCTATTTCCGTGAATTCCATTTTTCATTTTTTTGTATCCTCCAATAAATTCTAAATATGTTCAGCTTAAAAACTTATTCCTGCGTTCTCAATATATTTAAGATTCCTTCTACCGCCTTATCCCAAAAAGCATTTGCGAAATCTTCAACCGTACAAATTGTGTCTTCGTCCCAGTCTTGGATAGTAGCATCATCTACTTGACATTCTTCGCACCCTAGTTCTTTAAGTGCCTCGTTTGCATATTCTGTTACGATCGTCTGTGTATCAGCATAATCACATCCTCTATCTAAAATGTCCTCAATTTCTTCGATTGTTTTCTTTGATATTTTCGCCATTTTTCTACCTCCGCTTAAATTCTAATAGTTCAGTTTAGGCTGCTAAATATCCACCTAAATTGTCCATGCTCTTCCATCTGATTCTTTCGATTACTAAAACATAGTATTCTTTATCAGGTTCAGCACCCCATTCTTTTCTTCCAGTTCTCTTTTCCAAGTGACAGTCCGCAATAAATGCAGGAACTTTATAACCATATCCATTCGTGAATCGCACCTGTGCTTCTGCATAATCCAATGGAATATCGTCAACCATGTTAAATATCTTGTTCAATCGTGTCGTGTAATATGGCTTAACATCTCTATATTCCTCTCTTTTTTCGCCTGTAAGAATCATATAGAACCATTTCTTTTTTATAGGCAATACCAACATTCCACTACCTCCGTTAAATTCTAATTTAACTGCCCAAAGATTTTCTGATTTCTTCGGATAATTGTGTTTCTCTACCATACAGGTTTTCAATTTCCTCTGCTGCTTTTTCTAATAAATCTTTTATTTTTTTCGGCATACCAATCACCCGGTACTGCTGCACCTCTTCAAGCACATTGATTGCCACATCTAATGCTTCTGCTCTCTGTGGAACAATCTCAACATAAGGTCTGATTCTCTGTAATTCTTCGATTGCGTCCTTCTCGTCCATTTGACACTCCTTTCCAGATTGCATGCTGTCGGCACCATTCCTTGTCTCCCTGTGTACACGGTACATCCATTCGTGCCTCATATCTGCAAAACTCACACGGCACATGCTCCTCGCTGAGTAGTCTCTTAATATCTGCTTTTGCTGCTGCAAGCTCTCTTTTATATTTTTTTGTGTTTTTCCGCATGATTCGTGCCTTCCATCTTCGCTACATACTGTCCGTATGTCATACCGGCTTCCCTTGCCTTTACCGCCATATCAACGACTGCTGCATTCGTATTTTCCATATGCACACCGTATTTCCGCTTTTTATCCTTTTCTCTCCATCTACTCTTTTTACACTTATCACTGCAATACAGACGCTTTGATTTCGTAGCGTCAAATTCTTTCCCACAATATTTACATTTCTTTTGCATGATTCCGCCTCACTTATTCAGAACCTTCCGCATGGATGTCTTTTTACTGATGACTTCCAATGTGTCCTTGCTCTCGTATACGACCATCCAGTTTTCCGGTCTTAGTTTATGTGCAGAAATGATCACTTTCTGTGCTCTTGTCGGTTTACTTGGCTGTTTCATAATTCTCCTTTCTTCCGGAAACAGCAGGTATGTTTCCGGAAGCTCCTAAATCAACTGGTTACTGTGATATATTAATCAAAAGTTGGAAAATCCCATTTTTTATAAACAAGCTTGTCCTCGTTCCAATCCGGATACTGCTGCATGAGGTGCTCTTTCATGATCTCCAGCATTTCCTGCCGGAGTCCTAAGTTGCCGTTATCCAGAAGTCCGTGATGAAATCTGCATCCAAGCACACCATTTTCCTCAATGCCAAGTCCGCCCTGGCTCTTATTTATGTAATGCATGATGTCCGGTATCCCTAAGAGCATTTCTGATCTGCACTTGTCCATGTGGTACTGCATTTTACAGAACAGGCACTCATTACCATCCCTTTCTGCGATCAGTTCACAGGTTTCTTTTGGAAAATTGTAGTTGACCTTATTTTTCTTGCTTTTTTTCATCTCTTCACCGCCTGCTGCATCCGCTCGATCTCTTTCTGGTATTTTCTCTTTAACCATGGCTTTGGCATCCGCATCCATACGGACCAGATGAAAAGCCTGATCCTAAACATCATCTTCATTGGCATCTCCTTTGACCAGCTCCTGCAAAGTTTCTTTTAAATATTCAACACGATCTAATATGGCAGCCAGCATTCCCTGTGGTATCGTATATTCCCAGTCATTTATGGTTAAGCGTATAGCTTCAACCGTTCTCTTGGCATCCTCAATGATCTGCTTGTCTGTTTTCTTTTCCGGCAAATATTCCGGGTGGTTCATGATGTCGTCCTGTCCCGGTATCTGCTCCTCTGGTACGTTTTCTCCCTGTTCTGATACGTTTTCTTCCGGTTTTGAAACGTTTTCCTGCGAATTTACAACGTTTTTGTTAGTTTCACTGTCATTTATGACAGGATCTGTTACATTTTCCTCTGTATTCTTCGGATCCGGCTTTGGAATCTTCGGATCAACATCATGAAGTGTCTGCTCTTTCGGTGGTTCTGCTGCCTGCTGCACATCATCCTTCTTTTTGATTGTTGAGATAACTTTGCTCTCTTTTCTAGGTGCGGATTTCGGTTGTACCGGTGCAACTTTTCCTTTTTCTTCTGGTAATTTCTCACCGTATTCCTTTTCCCAGGATTCTCTCCATGTTCCTGCTACATGGCTGATCTTTCCAAATGCATTTTCAATATCCTCTTTGCTGTACATTTCGTTCCGGCTCGCATCACGCAGATTTAAAAGTTTCACTTCATCACTGTTTTCTGTGATCGCAAGCATATGTGCACCTACTCCTGGAATACGGACTGTGTAGACAGCTTGTTCATTCGGTATGAGGTTCTCAATGAAGTGTTTTCCTGTCTCCCCATTCTTAACAGCCGAAATCCACAATTTTTTGTATATTTCTGGTGCATCTTTACCAAGCTGATACATGGTCTTTTCAAGGTTTGTATCAAGTGACTGCTGCACGCTGTCCTTTTCTTCGAGCATGACTTCAATATCCGTGGTCTTTTTCTCCTCGTCCACGTCTTCTTTAAGCTGCTGGATCTCTGACTTGCTCAGATCCGGTGTCAGTACCTCATTTACTTCATCCGGCAGCGACAGCATGATCGATAATTTGGCATATCCAAACCCCTGATATTCTGCTTTGAGCTCCGGTGCATACCCGCCCTCGGAAAACTTATCATTGATATTCATGAATCTGGATACCTGCGTCTTATCAATTCCATATTCTGCCTTGGCAAATTCTACGACATTCTGATAGCCGGATTCCGCTAAAATTCTGGTATCGCGCGCCACTTTTAACAGATATCCGATACGGACAAATCCCTCCGCGGTCTTTTTTAACTCTGTGTCAAGCTCCTGCTTGTATTCTGCATAATTTCTGTATTCGATCACTTCGTTCATAATCTTTCTCTCCTTACCCTGCTGCCACCAGCACTCTGTCATTTCTCTTTTCTCTCTGCTCTAACTGATCTTCATAATCTTTCAGATATTTCTTAAAAAACTCTTCGTTCGGCTTTTTGTCATGTGCCCCATACCACTGCACAATATGTGTCCCTCTAATCTCAATCGTGATATATGGTTTTTTAGGCTTTTTCTCGCTTCGGAGAAATAATATCGTACTCCTGCCTTTATCATGGCTTGATAAATAATTATCTCCACCAACACAATGATGTAAGATTCTTCCTTCCATGATGATCTCTCCTGCATCTCGTGCCGGCCGGATGATATAACCGTCTGCTGCCGCCTGATATCTCTTACAGAGGCTTTCATAACGTTTTGCGATATTCGCAAATTCCTTATTCTTTTTCTTAATGGTCATCTCGTCTTTTCTGGCGTTCTGTTCCTTTACCATTTCCTGATGTTTTTCATCCAGGTCTTTTGGATGGATAAATACCTCATTTGTCATGTCATAGCCAAGCTCTTCACGCATTCTCAGGTAATCGCTGTATTCCAGAAATGTCTGCCAGAATTCTTCCTTCCCTTTTGCTGAATCCGTCAGCTCCCCTGTATACTTCCATGTCCTGTTTACCAGTTGCTGCATGGTCATGTACTTAAGCATTCCTGTGATTCTTTTTCCAGTATTCTTATCCCACTTCCCCCTGAACAGGTCTTCCCACTCCGCTTTCCATGAAAAACCCATTTTTTCCTCGTACTGCAGGATCTCCAAAAGCTCCGGATCTCCCTTTTCCTTTACCAGCCTGTTGATGTTCTCTTTCTTTTCAAGTTTCAACTGTCCGTTTACCGTCCGTTTTTTTCTGTTGACATCTCCATAAATGCTCTCTCTCCATACAAGCCTGCTGACAAGTTTATCCATATGCATCTTCACGTACATCTCAATTGCCGGATTATTTGCGTATGTCATTAAGGCATCGACTACTGCCACATTTGGTTTCCAAGGCCATGGGTAATGCTTTCTGACCACACCGACCAGCTCATCCAGCGGACAGTATTTTAATTTCGATTCCTTTACCGTCTGCTCCCATCCTGGAAAAGTCTTTCCCTCGATCACTTTTATGTACGGATATCCTGCTGTTTTCTTTAAACACCATGCATAATCATCATCACTGTATGTATACAATCTGATCAGTTTTTTTACCTGCCCATATGTCAGAAAGAATCTTGCCTGTTCTGTCAGGCTGTTTTCCATTGTCTGCCTCGCACTGCTGGATCTGTAATAATCAAAGATCCGTATGAGCAGCGTCCCATCTTCTGTGAGCTGGTAGAGGTAGAATCGTTTCTCGTCTAACTCTTTGCGTGTTATATACATCCATTCATAAAATGACTGATTCCCGCAATAAACACACTTTGCCGGATGATCTTTTCTCGGTGTCTCAATCTCCAGTGTGCCATATTCCGGCATATCTGCTGTCTTCGCATATAACGTCTTTCCGCATGCCGCACACTTGATCTCCGCTTCTCTTCCATTGCGCCGGTAATAGATCAGTGGTCTTTTCATCTGTTTTTCGCACCATGATTTAAAATCTTCCGGTAATGGTGGTGTCATCTCCACCAGTCTGTTGATTTCTTCCTCTTCTGCCACTTTCATCAGATCACCTGCTTTCCGAGATAATATTCTCTTATGATCTTCTTTGCTGTCGCAGATCCCGGAATACCGAGTGTTACCTTTCCGGCATTAACTCCTGCTGCTTTTTTTACCTTGTCCGGCACCGGATACTGATGCGCAAATGACCATTTCAATATTGCTGCAATGCATCCTTCCAGACTCTTACTCTTTAGTCTGACCGCACGAGCCATATCTTCATGCTCTGAACAGCACACTTCGATATAACTGATCCAGTCCTCCATGATCTCGCATGGTTTCAGTTCTTTCACTTCCACTTTCAGTTTTCCAAGTGCGGCCAATAAACAATTTGCCAGCTCCGGCAAAACGTTATCCATATAATCCTCTGCATCCGCTTCGTCCAGTCCATTCTCCACTGCCAGCACCTTAAGGCTTTCAAGGTCTCCCTCTTCCTTTAATCCCTCTGCGGTCATGTTCAATTCTTCCACGGAGTCAAATTCTCCAAATCTTTCAAATAATGCCATAATTTATCTCTCCTTCATCTTGATCTCTTGCCACAAACTCTCGGTATAAGCGTTTCTTTGGTTTAATAAAATTCTGACCAGATTTCCCTGCATGAGCCTGTCCAGTTCCTGCCACTTATCCCGGTTTTTTATCTCGTGACCGTCCGACCTCGTCCAGTCGTTCTGTTTCCAGCGTTTTACATACTCTGCATCCTCATATCCGTTGTAGAGGTACTTGGATTCCGTGTAGATGGTCAGTATACATTTTTCCCGCATCCGGTGTAGTGCCATGATCAGAGCTTCCTGTGTCGAACGGTTCTCATTTTGCTGTTGCACCGGTACAACTTCCTTGATTACCGCCGGGTACTTGCTGTTTTCTTTGTAATATTCCAGCGCATATCCTATATGTCCGTCCTGCTGCCATCTGCCCTTGATCCCGGTCACTATGTAAATGCTCACTTCTTTCATCCGCTGTCGCCTCTTTCCAATGGTTTTATTCTTATCTCCGTGTAACGCAGATAAGATAAGCCTGTGTATTTATTAACTCCGCACACCACGCTTTCCGGATCGATGTAATATCCCGGTGTCGGCTCTGGTCCATTTTTTATGATTTTTCTGACCGTCCATCTGTAGTACTTTTTTCGTTCCGGTTCTTTTGTGACCAGATTTTTTGAACATGAATATGTGGAACATTCTTTTTTCTCCTCCGGTGTGAATAGCGATAACTGCTCGTATCCATCCTCATTTTCGTCCGGCAGTGGCTTTGTTATATAATTTGCCAGACGCCTGAAATCTCCATCCTCATATAACGGTGTGAAATTCACATATCCGTGTTTCTTCCAGTACCTCTGAATCAATTCACTCGTTGCCGGCTCTCCTCGTATCTTGTTGATTATAATGTGTATATGTATTCCGCCTTTTTTTCCTATCTCGATACGCATGATCCATAAAAGCTGTTTCCCCCTCTTTTTGTACGCCCTTCTCATGTTCTGCCAGAAATTAGTCATTATCTTTTTTATCTCCTGCAATGACATTCTTGTGCCTTCTGGGAAAGTCAGTGTTGTCCAAAGATCACCTTCATAGAAATTCCATCTGATCTTTCTCCACACTTCTCTCTCTTTCTTCCACTGGTTCTGCTTTTTTATCTGCTCCGGGGTGGCTTTCTTCTTTTTCTGTCTCTTCTCTCCCTTCGCTCCGTATTTTCCCTCCCATTTATACTCAATGTCATTGCTGTTTAAAAACTCATATGTGTCCTTCCAATACATGTCTACCTCTAAATGTTTCTAAGTTTAATATACTTATATTGTTAAATAGACCGGGTGAAAATCCCCGTTTTCCTTGCATTTTCAGGCTTTTTGTGGTAATATAAATATAGAGTTATACGTTCCCAACGTTTTTACTCACAGGGTTAAGAAAGTGCTAGTTTCTTAACCCCTTTTTTTATTTACCAATACCATGACATCCTCATATGTCATCCTCTGCATGTCAAAGCCTCTCTTAATGCTCTCAAATCCCGCCTTAATGCATTTCTCTTCATCAAACAATCCTTCTACCGGTTCGTCTCCCTGTCTGTCCCCAAAAAGTTCTATTTTAAAATCCTCTGGGGCTTCTATAAACAGTGCTACCGTCCCGGCGATTTCCCGGACCATCTTTGCTTCTATGTATTCCTTCCGGCTAAAATGATGTCTGAATACGTCAGCCTGGAGCCTGAGCTTTTTAACTAGGTCTGTATCCTTTATCATCTGCTCTCTTTCCTCCAAATGCCTCTCTTACTTTTTCTTCTGAAAACATTTCAAACAGCTTGTCCTCTGCCTCCTTATCTAGTTCAATGAAAGTTGATACAAAGACTGTGTTGATAAAACACCACTTCGCCCTGCTGTAATCCCCTGCTTTCATGCATTGTTCGAATTTTTCCGGCTGTCTATACAGTTTGTCCACTGTTTCATTTACTGTCAGCATAGAACACCTCCGTTCTCATAAGATATCTGAAGCCATATAATTTTTCTGTATTAAATTCTTTCTCTACTTCTTTATACATGGTCAGATATTCTTCGTCTGTGATTACTTTCATGCCATTCATCAGCACAAGCATTCCTGTTAATTTGTGTCGGTATTCCTCGGTATATTCTGCCTTGATCTGAGCATCAACCTTTATTTCGCTTAAACATTTGAGGAAAATAGCAAACCATGTTCTATATTCCGCTATCATTTTTTCTTGTGTAGCTTTTTGTTCCATGTATCCAGTCCTCCATTATTTTCTGTCTGCGGTCTGTACGGATCTGCTCTAACACAGCGTCTATTCCGGTACGAAGTGCCGAATCATAAATGTCATTCATAGACAATTCCAAATTTGGATGTTCCTGCTTCATTTGCTTTATAAAATCCTGGATCAGTGCTTCCTCATGAGGACTAATCTCCGTCTTCGCTGCAATCTTCATAATCTTCTCCTTTCGCCGCTCTATAAAGCAGGTAAAATCCCATCAGAGCAAACATAATAAGTTGTTCGCAACTGCCAATTGCCAAGAAAAACATTCCTGCTCCTTCTAAAATTTTCTTTTTCATCATTCATCCCTCACTGTAAAGATCGTTCCATCGATTTTTTCCTGCTTTTCGATTACCACATGTCTCTCTTTTTCCTTATCTGAATTTCCATTCAGCTTTAAGAAAACCATTAATACTGCTACAGGCAATGGAACTCTCGAATAATTTTCAATAATCACTCTCATAGCTTGTCCTTCCGCCACTTCCTACGTGGCAACTTTCATCTGTTTTTCCTTATCCTTTTTTTCCTGGGCAAGCAGAAGCCTTACGGCTGCATCATTCAACCGCTGATGCCGTTTTTCTTCCTCTTCCGGTGTGAGGATTGGAATAAGGTTGATATTTGTTCCGTTTGGAAACTCCTGGATTACTCTTTTATATTCCATACACTGCACCTCCTGTTCTTATCTAATGCTTTAAACGTTGTCCGTGACACTCTTTCTATTGAATTATTTTGGTGTTACAATCTCCTTACAGGACATTGCCGTGTCCAAGTATTATGAAAGGAGACTTTTTATGAAAAAATATATATGTCCCTTAATGAGCAGTGCTATCAATCAGGTTGAATGCACTACGCAATGTGCTTTATTTTTAAAAGAAGGTAATAATGCTACCTGTTCCATCAATATAAATGCACTTCATACTTTAGAAATCGAAAAGAAGCTGGATTTACTCAGCCGTAACAATCGGTCCTAATTTGTTCTCACTTATCATTTTCTCCTGCATATCAGCTCTCGCGTGTATCAAATCTGCAAGAGCTGATACTGTCTTGCAATACTCATCTTCACCGCAGAATTTCTCGTTTTTAATGATTTTTTCACACACACTCATAATTGTTTTATCAATTACTTTTAAAGTTTTTTTCTTCATCTTTACTCATCTCCTCTCTGATATGATTTGTTCTTTCGAATACTTGAATTTTTCTTTCGATAATGTTATGATTTTCCAAATTATCAGAAAGGACTACAATCATATGGATTCATCTATTATCGTTGCTATAATTTCTCTTATTGGTTCATTCATCTTAATTTATTTAAGCTCTATAAAAGAAACATCTGACCGAAAATACACTGTACGCAAAGAACAACTTGATAAATTCTATATTCCCTTCTATCAAAAATATTGTGCGGCGTTTCTCTCCCAAAATAAGCTTAGTGAATTGGATATAAATACAAGTGGCATATTTCTTGACTTATTTACCAATAATCTTCATCTTATGGAACCCGAGTCCCAATCTTTATATCAAGATTACTATTTGGCATTTCTTAACATGCTGGAAGCTAATACTGGTAATCCAGATTTTCCTCTTGATGAATGTAGTCAAAAGCTCGATCAAATATTTTCTAAAATGTCGAAAACAATTTTTAATGAGTACAAACAAATACTAAAGAAATGCCATCTGCCAGTGCCTTTAATATAAAGCTCACTTCTTTGTCCTCTCTGCAGTAGCTAAATATTGAACCAATATTCATGATTGAAACAATAACTATCACGATTGTTTCAATCATCTTTTGTTTTCTCCGGTATACGGGGCTTTTTTTTAATAAATCTGTCAACATTTACCCCTAAAGCCTCACATATGCTCGCATATTCTCCTACTTCGCATTTTCTTTTTCCCTGTAGAATTAAACACAATTGAACCTCAGGTACTCCAGACTTTTCTGCAATTGCCTTTTGCTTTAAACCCGACTTATCAATAAAGTCTTTTAATTCCATAAAATCTAAAATCATCTTTCTTCTTTCACCTCAATTCCATGTTTTTTGGATTGATTAAACTATATTCCAGTTTTCATGGATTGTCAATAATTAATTTTAAGTTTTTTGAAATTTTATTTTACAATTCCAAAATTTCGTAATATAATTAAAATCAATCCAATAAAGGGGGAAACGATATGAATGAATACCTTGTATCCCAATTAAAAAAGGGACGCTTAGACAAAGGATTAAAACAAAGTGATGTTTCAAAAAAAACTGGCATTAAAAATACTACATTAAGTAATTACGAGAACGGAATAACTGAGCCTGATATGGATACATTTTTATCTCTATGTGAATTATATGAATTGGATTTTGTATCTTTAATGGAAGAAGCTTACGGTATAAAAATTCCAGGTAAGAATTTTCATATCAAGCCATCAGAAATCGAATTGTTAGAAAAATATAATAATCTTGATGATCATGGTAAAGAGATAGTGAATTTTAGTCTTAATAAAGAAACAGAACGCATTGAAAAATACGGTAAACTTGGCGAAGTTTCTCACCATGTTACTTCTTTCCCAATGCGCCTGATCAGCTACTATTTTAAAAATGCCTCTGCCGGAACAGGTCAGCTTGTGATTGATAATCTCCCGGATAAAGACATTGAAATTCCAGATAAACCGGAATACAGAAATGTCAGCTATGCAATTGGCGTAAATGGTTCCTCAATGGAGCCTGCATTTCAAGATGGGGACATTCTTCTTGTTGAAGCTACACAGGAAATCGAAGTTGGAGACATTGGTATTTTTCAGATCAACGACGAATGCTTTGTGAAAAAGCTTGGTGAAAAAGAATTGATTTCTTTGAATAAAGACTATAAAAACATTCCTCTGGATGAGACTGCTGCCACTCTTGGAAAAGTGATTGGTAAACTTTAAAATGTTTGGGTGATAAAATGTTTTTTGATAAACTATTACATAAATTTAAAACAGATGATTTCTCTGTTAATAATCAAGATAATGTCGTTCAAATTGATCCATATTTTTATGATGTAGCCATGTTATGTATTGATAAAAACAAAGCTTCTGTTGATTTGTTACAAAAATATTTTAAGATTGGTTATGATCGAGCATCTAAAATAATAGATCAATTAACGACTTATGGTGTTATTAGTTCAAGTCCAAACTCGTCTTCTCAAAAAATACTTATGAGTTGTGACGACTTTGACAACCTATATTTTGAAATTATAAATAATAATTACACGCCTCCTGATTATGTTGCTTCTGCAAATCAATTATCTCCTTGTGATGAACAATTTGATAACATGACAGGAATTGACTTTGAATATTTTTGTGCCGATTTATTGAAAAAAAATAATTTTATAAATGTCTCTGTCACTCAGAAAAGTGCAGATCATGGAATTGATATTTTTGCAGAAAAAGATGATATATCCTATGCTATTCAGTGCAAGTGTTATTCATCCAATATAGGAAATGCCGCTATACAACAAGCTCATACCGGAAAATGTATATTTCATAAAGATATTGCTGTTGTACTCACCAACCAGTATTTCACTGCTCAGGCTATAACTGAAGCCGAAGCACTCGGCGTTAAGCTCTGGGATAGAAACAAACTGCAAAAAATGCTCCATTATAATTAGTTGCACTTTGACAATATAATACACTTACTAAGGGAACTGAAGGGGCGATATGCCAGCTGCCGGATACTTAAGAAGGGAGCTGGTGCCAATGGTTACATACAGTGATTTATTCACTTTCGTGATTATGCTCTGTGCTGTTATAACTCTTGTTTTACATATTAATAGCAGAAAAAAATAGCGCCCTCAGCCTGGTAAACTAAGACGCTATTTTATAGAACATTTTTTACCGGCGGCTAGGCTTTATCTAGCTTTCGGTTCTCTTGTTAAGTGTATTATATGTCATACACATATTTTTGTCAATTTAAAACCGCCCCTGCGGACCGGACACCAGTCAACAACAGAGGCGGAAACGTGCTCCGTAGATACACGCCCTAAGCAAGCATATTGTATCATTCGGAGCAGCCAAACGCAAGCGGAACAAACGTTCCTTGCTGGCTGTTATTTTTATACCCATTTTTCATATATTTTTATGAGGGAGTGATACTATGTACGAATTAACTCAATCAATGGAATCCATAAGTGTAGATGAAATTATTGTCTATCTGCGTAAATCCAGATCGGATAGTCCCGAAATGTCTGTCGAGGACGTTTTAAAAAAACATGAGGAAATGATTCAGGACTATGCCAATACTCACTTTGGCTCTCCTATCCCGGAAAAAAACATCTACCGTGAGGTGGTATCCGGTGAGACGATAGACTCAAGACCACAGGTTAAGATCGTTCTGCAGAAAATAGAATCTCCACAGATAAAAGCTGTTCTCATCGTAGAGCCACAGCGTCTTTCCCGTGGCGATCTGGAAGATTGCGGCCGGCTTATTAATATCCTGCGTTACACAAATACCATGGTTCTCACCCTCACGCACTCATTTAACCTCCAGGAAGAATATGAACGCAAATTTTTTGAGATGGAGATCACCCGAGGTAATGATTATCTGGAATACACCAAACGCATTCTGCGACGTGGTCGGGAATCCTCTGCTGCCAAAGGACATTATATCGGCTCTGTAGATCCTTACGGCTACCGCAAGATCGTGATTAAAAAAGATGGTGTCAACTGCCACACGCTGGAAATCGTCCCGGAGGAAGCCAATGTGGTCAAGCTGATTCATGAGTTATACGCTTATACTCCTGGTGGTATCGGTTTTACAAATATCGCACATAAGCTTGACAGCATGAATCTGAAACCGAAAAAGGCAGCGCACTGGACACCTGCAATTATCAGTTCGATTCTCTGCAATCCTCTCTATCTCGGACTGATCCGGTGGGATACCAGAAAAGTTGTAAAATACATCAACGACGGACAATTGGAGAAATCACGTCCGAGAAGTTCGGATGCGAAATATTATAAAGGGCTGCATGAGCCGATTATCTCACAGGAATTATATGATGCATGTATGGCAAGGCGCGGAACTAATCCAAGTCTCCGACGTAATAAGGCATTATGCAATCCATTTGCCGGTCTGCTCTACTGCGGCACCTGTGGTCACGCTATGTCTCTTAAGATATATAAGAACCATAATTCCGTTTCCCAGATCATGTTATGCAACCATCAGTCATACTGCCACACAAAATCAGTGCTTTATTCTGCCTTTTTAGAGCGTTTTATCTCTTCTATGGAAAATACTATACATGACTTCGAATTAGCGCTTCTTGCCGACAATGGCAACGCACAGGCTGTAAATCAGAGTATCGTTGCAAACCTTGAAACACGTCTTAAAAAATTGCAAGAAAAAGATATGAGACAGAAAGATGCTTATGAGGATGGGATTTACTCAAAGGAAGAGTTTCTGGAAAGGAATATTAAAACTCAGCAGGAAATCGCTTCTACGATCACTGCTCTGACTGCTGCAAAAGAGACAAAAGAAAACTACGTTGATTATGGGGAGAAAATCCGGCGTTTCCGTGACTGTATCAATGCCTTAAATGATCCGGAGCTGTCCGCCACGGAAAAGAACCAGTTTTTAAAATCCTGCGTTTCCAAAATCATATATTATAATAATATGGAGTCAAAAGCAGGTGTCGGACGATACGTGGAGAATGTTTTTTCCTTAGAAATCCAATACATATAACCATTTCCAACATCTATGTGCTGATGAACTAGCGCATCTGGAAATGGTCGCATCCATCGTCCGGCAGCTCACCAAAGGCTTAAGTGCGGAAGAACTTGAAGCTGCCGGATTTGCACCATATTATGTCGACCATACCGGTGGTATCTGGCCACAGGCGGCGGGCGGTATTCCTTTTAACGCCTGCGAATTTCAGTCCAAGGGTGATGCCCTCACCGATCTTTTTGAAGATATGGCGGCAGAGGGTGCGATTGTATAAAGACAACATTGAGGTTTTAAAAGAAAGTTCCCGATAATCTGGCATACTAGCTGCCAGATATGAGAACCCTAGAAATTCCAATGTATTTCAATAGGTACTTCCTTAGTTACAGGGTCTTTTTTGCCAACCAATACATAATCAATCAGCTTTTCAACCGTTTCCCTGTCTAAGTGTTCAAGATTTGTATATTGCTCGATTAACTGTCGTCTGTTGTCGCCAATCAGCATTTTTCTTTCAATAACATCAAGCTGTTTCTGCGTATCAATCATCAGTTTTTCGAGCCTTTCTTTTTGTGTTGAGAAGTCTTTGGATAAATCCAAGTAATCAAGTTCGGAAAGAATACCCTTTACCTTATCTAAATATAATTCTCGGATTCCTTTTGTATATTCCGCAATCTTTTTTTGATAAGCAGCAATCTCCGTTTCCAGAGCTTCTTTTTGACCTCGCAAGTCATTGTTGAATTGCACATTTTGTTCAAGCTCATCTTTGTCAAGATATTCTGCGGATAACTTATTAAGTTCATCAATCACAGCTTTTTCTAATTTGTCTACTGAAATGAAAGAACCTATACAAGCGTCCTTTGCTACATGGCGGTTAGAGCATTGTAAATAATGCTTACCATGATTCTTTGACGAACGCATTGTATAACCACAATTCATACAGCGAGCTTTTCTGGCAAATAAACCGATTGTGCCAACTGTGAAAGGTTTTGCCTTTTGAGCTACCAATGCTTGAACCCTATCCCATAACTCACGGTCAATAATCGGCTCATGTGTACCCTCAACTCTGTACCACTCGTCTTTGGGTCTGGGTTTGTTTTGCTTTGTCTTATAAGAAACGCTGCCATATTTCCCTTGAACCATATTCCCGATATAGATTTCATTCACCAACATATCTGATATGGCAAAATATTTCCATAGGGTACTGTTTTTCGTTTTAGGCTGCTTGTAACGCAAACCATGAAGTCGTTTGTATTCCGTAGGGTTTGGTATTCCTCTGTCATTCAGCATACGGGCAATGGCGGTCTTTCCATATCCCTGTGAAAACAGTGTAAAAACTTCTCTGACAACTTCCGCAGCTTCTTCATCAATAATCAAATGCCCTTTTACGTCAGGGTCTTTTTTGTAACCATACAGAGCAAAAGCACCGATATGGTGTCCGTTCTTTCTTCTGTCAGTGAGAACGCTTTTAATGTTCTCTGACATATCCTCCAAGTACCACTCATTCACCAGACCGTTAATCTGTCTTGATTTCTTATTTCCTTTATTAGCGGTATCTGCATTATCAACAATGCTGATGAAGCGAATACCCCAAATAGGAAAAAGACCGTGGATATATTTTTCCACTAATTCTAGTTCTCTGGTAAATCTGGATTGTGTCTTACAAAGGACAATATCAAATTTACGATTCTTTGCGTCCTCCAACAACCTGTTAAATTCTGGTCGTCGTCTGTCAGAACCAGTGTAATCATCATCACTGTATATGTTGTAGACTTCCCAACCATGCTCTAATGAGTATTGAAGTAACATTGACTTTTGATTCTGAATACTGTTACTGTCGTCTGTTTCTGATTGTTTGTTTCTATCTTCCTCTGATAAGCGGCAATAAATAGCAACTCTTGATTTTGATTCTATCATGCTTCGTTCTCCTTTTTGAGAAGACGAAACAAACTATCTCTACATAATGTTATTATAACATCTTGTAGGATAGTTTGTCTATCATCTGGCAGGAGTTGCCCCTCCTTTATTTTTTTCATATTGATTTATCAACTCTATCCATTTTAGAGTAAATGCTTTTGTAAACGCCGCTTTATCACAATTTTTAAAAACATTCTTGCAAACTACCTTTGCGTCATTTGCCATTGAACCACCTCACTACAATATATTTACAAAGTATGCAAAAATGCTTGTACATTATGAAAGAATTTGTCTATAAAGTAAGAAGTAATCAGATGGCTTTGGAAAGCTCCACTGGAATTTCACCATTCCCATTCTGATGGGTGAACCGCACCATGCGAGTGTATCATTATTCTGATATACGGGTCATGGCAGCAACTTTTCCAACAGTCGCTTACGGATCACTGGCGTGGTCGCTCGCTTCTTTATCCCTCCTTTTCATGGGTCATGGCGTTCCAGTCCGTCGGCTCACCGCATATCAAACGTATCTGATTACTTTATTCAATTTTCAAAGAACACTTGTAAAACGGAGCTGGAATGAGGTGGTATCACACTCCGTATATATTCGCTTATTTCACTCTGACTTCAAAACCTAGAATTGCTTTAATAAGGGCAGCTCTAATTCTGCCTTTCAGTTCCATATCGACCACAATATACATATTTCCGTGTTCATCATAGAACGGGCGTAAACTTGCTTTTGATATGTAAGCGTCATAGTGATTTAAAATTTTCTCTATTGCCACTTCGTCGCCATCAGCAGCTAAACTGATTGTGGAGAATAGAGGACACTTTTTTGTAGACTTCATCATGTTATAATTCCTCCTCGTACATATCTCTAATGAGCTTTAGTGAACACATTCTGTTTCTATAAACAGAGTTTCTGGAAATATCCAAAATCTCTGCGATTTCTGCGTCTGGTAATTCCAGAAAGTAGAACATCAACACAACATTGCGTCGTCTTTCACTTAATTTTTTGATTGCTTCACATAATTTCTCATCATAGACACGAACTTCTGTACCGAACACATCAAAGGAAGTAAATTCAAGCGAGTATTCGTCCGATACACCCAACTGGTTTAATTCCAGCTCTGGTATTTCACAGAAAGATATTTCATGCTTTGCACGTCTGGCAAGTTCTTTGTTGTAGTTCTTTACAGTTCTGCCAATCACCTTACGAGCCAGACAGTCAAATTGAAGTCTTATAGCGTTCTCAAATGAAGAAGGTTTCATAATCTCACCTCCTTTCAAGTTGAAGTTGCTAAAGCGAAAAGGCTTTTTACCTCTTTCCGCACTAACACTCAACACGGAGGGGTGATTTGTAACCCGAATCAGAAAAAAATCAAAAAATTTTTTAAAGTAGCAAAAAAGCACAAGAGCAATACTGACGTGCTGTTCTTGTGCCTTATAAATTGTTCCTGCTATGTGATGTGAAAAACCATATACAAGAGCGATATAATCCGCAAAAGTTAAACGGATTTTTTTAACAAGCTACCAATGGTCGAATGTTGTTGAATGTATAGGCATTCCATGCGGCTACCTCCTGAAGCCGCTAAAACAAAACCAACCAGTAGTTTGTCCACCGTTGGACAAAAATAAAACGGCGGCTGTATGAACCGTCGTTCTATCTAAAAGGACGTATAAAAGCATTACTGCTGACAACGGTTTTTTTTTACCGCCAAGCAGCATATATTGTTATTTACCTGTTCATAGGAACTGATAAACCTTGCAATACGTTTTACTGTACCTGTTACAAATTCTTTAGGAACAGTAAAATGTAGTGAGGTGATTAATTATGCGTAAAACAGAAGATAAATACGATTTCAGAGCCTTTGGTCTTGCCATCAAAGCGGCAAGGATGAAACAAGGTCTGACCCGTGAACAGGTGGGAGCAAAAATTGAAATTGACCCACGCTATCTGACGAATATTGAGAATAAAGGGCAGCACCCAAGTTTACAGGTGTTTTATGACCTTGTAACTCTACTTAATGTGTCTGTTGATGAAATTTTCCTGCCGACCAGTGACAAAGTAAAAAGCACTCGCCGCAGACAGTTGGAACAACAGCTTGATACTTTCGACGACAAAGATATGGTTGTCATGGAGAGCGTCGCTGCTGGTATCATCAAATCAAAGGAAGTGGGGGAAGATTAGTTCCTCCATTTTTATTTGCCTGCCAATCATACGGGATATGGTGATAGGTAATAAAAATGAGCCGATAATCTATGAGATATGAAATCCTCTGAATTATCGGCTCTGCATCTAAGTGTCTGGCTCTTTGATTACTGTTATTTTTAATTTGCTGGCATTAATTAGGTTTTCCTGTTTGCATTTTGGACAATACAGTGGAAAATTTATCAACTTAGTATCCGTTCTGATTTTTGTTCTTGTTTTATTCTTGCATATAGGACAGTATATCCATTTTGCTGTTCCCATTTGTTTCCTTTCTGATATACTATTTTAATGTAAATTCACATGCCAAATAATAAGTGTCATAATCCCAATCTTTAGGGGATTCGAAATAAGAAATACTTACTATTATTCTATAGTGCCCTGATGGGAGTTCGCCATAAACCGAGGAAATATCAAATGGTAAACTTAATCTTTCGGTGGGATTTATAACTGCATCATCTTCGTTATCTTTTGATGGGTCATAAAGTTGAGTTAATTGATACCATGTTTCTGATTGCTCCGCTTCAATTTCAAAATAGGCTTTAGAATAATGATACTCTTTGTTGGAGTTATTTTCTAAAAAAAATTTTGCGTTTTCTAAGTCAGAATACTCTTTTTCACTTGATGTAAGCTCAACATCTGATAAAGTATTAATTTTTTCCTCAGTTCCATAGGACGAAACCTCATAATTCTCTTTGAAATCCTGTGATGATATTATTTCTTCATCTGATGTTGAATTGCACCCGGACAAAATGCTTGTGACAGTTATTAAAATAATACAGATAATTTTTTTCATAATCGAAACCTCCTTTATAAGTGCTTAATGCAATTATATGGGGAAAATGTCTATTTTTCATCAACATATGCAATTTTTATACAAGCTGTAACACAGGCTCCCCCCTTATGATTATTTGAAATTTTTATTGTACCTCCATGCCTTTCACATAATATTTTACAAATGTTTAATCCCAGACCTAGATGTTCAGACGTAGTATCTTGCGATGGTTTATAAAATGGTAATGTTACACGTTCTATATCCGTACTTTTGAAACCACAGCCATCGTCAGAGACCGTAATCAATAAAAATTCCTCCTGTTTATTTACATCAATAGCTATCATCGACTTAGCATATCTAATGCTATTAGACAACAGGTTTTCATAAATTTGTATGATAATTTCAAGATTGATAAATAGAGTTTGCTGTTTATTACAATTTGTTTTAATCGTATATTCTATATCAGAACAGAGCATTTCCGTTGTATTTGATAAGGTTTTTAATAAGAAGTCAAAGTTTATGTTTTCTTTTTCGATTTCTATATCTTCTAAACGGTATAAGTTTGTCATAGCACTAACGTATTTTTCAAGCCGTTCCACATTGTTGCGTACTGTTGATAATTCGTCGAGTACCTCCTGTTGAGAAACTAATCCTTTGGGAATAAATGATAACAACATTGTGGTATGTCCTTTTAGTATTGTTAAAGGCGTGCGTAAATCATGTGAAAAAGCAGCATTTAATCTCCTTTGTTCAGTAAATTGCCGTATCATTTTTTGGTTGTTTTGATATAAACAATTTTTCATCTTCTCAAATGCAAGACACAGCCTCCCCATCTCGTCTTTATAAGGGTAAGGCAACGTAAAATCCAGTTCGTTGTTTTCGACTTTTCTGTATGCATTCGTCAGTAACTTTATGGGTCTTACTAATTTTCGGTTTACAAAGATAGTCACACAAAGAATCATGCTAATTGAAAGAACAATAGGAATGGTGACAATATTAACCACACCTAGAGCAGAATCCACAATTCTATCATGTTTAGTAAACTTTGGTGAAACTTCAATGTAAGAAACATGATTAGGATAAATATATTCTTGTACTGGACGTTCCTTTTGATAGTCTACAACAAAATTACATACTTCCTTTTCACTTGCATTATATATTGTGTATTCTGTTTGGTCTTTGTTATATTTCGCTGTAAATGAACCATTTTCAGGTATATCATACCTTGTTGTCATGTCCTCATATTTATAGTTAAGGTTTATTCTGTAATCATCTACAAGAGTAATAGATATAACACCTATTACAATACCAATCACTAAGGAAATAAGAGCATAAAAAACAAACGAATTTTTAATACTCATGTTGTCAATATAATGCCTTGAATTTTTTCGCCTTACTTTTTCCATTTATATCCGCACCCCCAGACAGTTTCTATATAAGGATTGTCGCCTATAGAAAGGAATTTTGTTCTTATCCGGCGTATATGTTCTGTAATAACAGAATTGTCGCCAGAACCATCTAAGCCCCATACTTTTTCATAAATTGTCTCACGATCAAAAATAATCCCCTTGTTTTGTGAAAGAAATTCAATAATATCAAACTCTTTCTTCGTAAAATTTATTTCAGCATTTCTATAAAAAACAACTCGTGATGAATAATCAATTACTATATTATTATCGAACTGAACTATTGCGGACGAACCATGTCTTTTTTCTCTCCGCAAATGTGCAGCAACTCTGGCTTCTAATTCATCAACGGAGAAAGGCTTTACAACATAGTCGTCACCACCGACAGCAAATCCTTTGATTTTATCACAGTCCTCAATCCGAGCTGTTAAAAAAATAATAGGACAGGACACAAAATTCCTGATTTTTTCACAAATTGTAAAACCATTCATATCTGGCATATTTATATCTAATAAAATAATATCTGGATGTTTTGTGATTGCATTCAGTGCTTCTTTTCCGTTAATTGCTGTGTATACTACATAACCAATTTTGCAAAAATATTGATTTAGCATTGATACAATATCTCTTTCGTCGTCTACAATCAAAATGCTCTGTGCCATATCTCGTTCCTCCTTAGAAATATATCTTATCATTGAAAAAGCAATTTTTTATCAACTATGTCCACATACTACTGTTAAAAATTGATAGATTTTAGCTATTTTAATTATTATAATCTCTTAAACGAAATGTAACAACTATATTAATCAGCTTGCAAATCATACCGAAGCATGAAATGCAAGCTATATTTATTATCCTATAATCTTCCAGTTATAGCGGTTTTTTTATTAACCTCACAAGCAGTATTTTGTTTAGAAATGCAAATATGAACTCACAAACTCACATATACGTTTTTCAATACCTGTTGATTTGTGAACAGGAACTGTAAAATGTAGTGAGGTGATTACATATGCGTAAAAAAGAAGATAAGTACGATTTTAGAGCGTTTGGTCTGGCAATCAAACAAGCTCGGATAAAGCAGGGTCTGACCCGTGAGCAGGTGGGAGCTATGATTGAAATTGACCCACGCTATTTAACAAACATCGAGAACAAAGGACAGCACCCAAGTTTACAGGTGCTTTATGACCTTGTTCATTTACTTAATATATCTGCTGATGAATTTTTTTTACCTGCCTCTGATCTGGTAAAAAGCACCAGAAGACGGCAGTTAGAAGAGCAACTCGATACTATGTCCGAAAAAGACTTAATTATTATTGAAAGTGTTGCTGATGGAATTATTAAGTCAAAGGAAGTGGAGAAAAAATAAAATCTCCACTTTTTTGTTTCAAAAAATGAGCCGACAATCTATAAGTTACAATAACTTACAAATTATCGGCTCTGCGTCTTAGCGTCTGGCTCTCTGATAATTATATTTCCACGTTTCATATTGATTATAGTTTCTTGTTTGCACTTCGGACAGAATAACGGAAAATTTATCAGTTCTGTATCGTTCCGTATTTTGGTTCGTGTCTTATTGTTACAAATAGGGCAAAACACCCATGATTGATTACTCATAAAAGCTCCTCTCATATTCGCTTAATCTTACAAATTTATTCTACAAATTTTATTTTTTCATAA